AGTCCAACAACAACAAGAAGTCTCTCTAGAATAAGTCATAGTCCAACAACAACAAGAAGTCTCTCTAGAATAAGTCATAGTCCAACTCCTGTAAGAAGTTTCTCTAATATAAGTCCAAAAACTACTCCTACAAGAAGTCCAACAAGAAGAAGAACAACACGAAGAGGAAGAATTATAACTAGAATGGGAAATGCCCTTTCAAGATTTAAATCTAAAAGTTCACCTTCAAGTTCACCTTCAAGAAATCAAACAAGAAGTGGACGAAGTGAAACACTTAATCCCTCCCTAGTATCAGGAAGACTGGAGCCACCTAAACCACTCTCAGCAGAGGAACAAAGTAAAGCCAAACCATCCAATTTTCAAACAAAAAAAAGAAGTAAAAAAGCTGCTTTAAATGAAATATATAATAGACAAAGAGCTGCTATAAATGAAATATATAGTGGATTAAAAAACAACGATGTAGAAGATATGTTTGGAGATGATGTTTCACATACAGGTGAACTCGAAATACCATTTAGTAAAGAATTCGAGAAATGTGGGAATATATCGGGGGAAAATACACCTTGTAATAATCCCAAGTATAGTGTTTGCGCTAAAGCAAGAAGAACATTTCAAAAATCACTCGAAAGGAAACATTCAGAAAACAGTCAATTCGCAAATTGTTTGCCTCCTCAAGAACCAGGTAAAAATAAAACACACCGCAAAAGCGGATGTTGTATTTCAAAGAAAGAATATGGTCTAGGAATACAATATAAAAGAATAACAAAATAACAGTCTTTAAGCAGTATCATACCATCCCTGGTCTTCGTCAGTTTCTTCTATTTCACGACGTTTCTTTTTTTCTTCAGGGTCGCGCATAATAACTGTGCCATCACGAATTTCGCTGCATTTGTAGTTGTCATAGCCTAAGTCGCAAACAGTTTTATCTGTTCCTTTGGCTTCTTCTTCCGCTTTCATATAACTTTTGCGTGTAAAGTAGTAATAGAGCATGCCGAGCATAGTTCCTACTACGATGTTGAATAAAACATCTTGTAATGATTTACATCCAATTGAGATTCTACTCCAGGCTACTAATAGAGTCATAAAGAATAATGATACAAAAGGAATTAAATCGAATTTGTATTTATGCCACATATTACTGTAAAAGAAAGCCGTTATAAAAGACATTACTTCTGTATGTGAATTAGGAAGGAATCCTAGGGATTTACCAGCATCTTTGCTACCGAAAATAGCACATTCTTCACGGGGTTCAAACTTAAAATATTTCTTTAATGAAAATCCTACTAGGTCATTAGCAACCAAACCTCCCAAAATAATTGCTGAGCGGCGGTCTTTAAATAATACACTTGAAAGATAACTAAAGAAATACAATCCTAATGGAAGAAATCTAACGAAAGTATGTAGCACACCAAGTGTGATTTTAATGAGTTCTACGATGTCTAAAGCCATATATATATTAAATACAAAAAAATATTAAGGAAAAAATAAGTATTTTTTTTATAGTAATATATCAATAATGAGCGATTTAAGAAGAAGAAATAGCATCGTAAAGAGACTTTGGAATGGAATTAGAGGTCGCCGCGATGTGGAAGATTTAAATAATCCTTACATTATAGTGTCTAATTTTAGAGAAACAAATGAGCGCGAATGTGGAAAAGTAGATAGTAAAAACGAGAGAAAATACCACGAACTTTTAAGAAAGGCTAATAAGGCAGAGAAAACCATTAAAAATAGTGGTCTTTCTATGAATGTAGAAGTTCCACCCCCCCCACATCCTAGCAATAGAGATAGATACATATTATGGAAGAAAAGAAATAGTGTTAAACATGTTATTCCCCAAACAAAGGCTGTTCATTTCTTAACAAAGGAAGGATACACCCTAGATAAAGATTACGAAGCGTATCAGGCTATTGATTTAGCAAATGAAGTTAGAAAACGTAAGGGGTTGCCTCTTGAAAACGAAGATGAAACTATATATTTTAAGAATGTATTTACAAATAGGGACAGAAATATATTTAGAAAAAGAAGTATGGTTAGAACTGGAACAAGAAGGGCAAAGGAATCATTAAGCACAAGTCCAAGTGAAAGTAGTTTGGACTCATTAGAGAAATTAGAGCAATCAAAGTATTTACGTGTAATTGATAGAAAGAAATCCCCTGCAACTAATTTACCAGTTCACCACGAAAGCTCTATAGAGCCACCTATAATTACTGAAGGTGCGGTTCAAAGAGGGGCCTCAGTTCAAGAACCATTAGTATGCCAGCAAGGCCAGCAGGGTCAGCAAGGACAACAATTAGTTGCCAGTGCACCACCTCCACTTCCTATGCCTAACAGCATGCCTCAATTAAAGGCAGTAGGATTCGGTGGAACTCTAACATTCTAAATTATTCATAATTAATAATTTCTTTTGTTTATCTATATGTTTCAAGAAAAGGAAATGTATTTTTTTGAAAAACATAGCCGCAAGGTTAATACTCAAAAAGTAGTAATTCTTCCTAAAATGACTACTGGTGAAATATTAACCGATAATTTGTTTGATATTATTGAAGAAAATAGTAGAAAGTGTTTCTTTGAAAGTAGTATTTTCCCTAGTGATATGATAACAACTAAAACACAAAGAAACAATTTAAAACAAAAAAATAATTATTATTTTGAGAATCGGGAATTATGCGAAAAAGTAGGAACTAGTCTATTACTAGATTATTTCTATAATCCCCGAAGTATTTCCACAAATTTAGAAGAATACTTATCAAAAACAGACTTAATACTTAAAAAAATAATTGCTAGTTATGACACCTGTAAAGAATTAGAGGCTGAATTAGTTAATGATATCGCAACAGCATATGCTTCTAATAAAATAAAATATCTAAGTATTTATGATTTTTGTATTCAAAGTATAGAAGCTATGAATTTTGTTACTGGATATAGTTTCTTAAAAATAAGTGAAATAAATCGCGATTTAGAAGATATAAAACATATTTTATTATATCGCGAAAATTGTGATATCATAGGAACATTAAATAAATTAATGGATTGTATAATTAAGTATGATGAAGTAATTATGCCAGTTTCTTATTGTTTAGAAAATGATAATTCTAGTGAAGGAGGTTATAAATATCAGAAATTTTTAATAGATAGAGACAACATAGATGAATATGTTTCTAGAGTAAAAAAAAGAAAGGACAAATTATTGAGACAGATTTAATAGTTAACACATAGCCCAGGCGACAAGAACATATCCTAGAACACCAATTAGCATACCAATTAATTTTCTAGTTTTCATGTGTTTATAAATTTCTAACCAGGCATTTACTTGTTCTTGGTTATCTAAGTGGCTTAACATATAACTACTTTTTTTCATTCCCATATAATAGACGTGTGTAATAACTAATGCGATTACAACAAAAGCACAAACCTTTGGAGTCTTTGCTTTGAGCATCTTACCAAGTTTGAGACGCATAGCTAAAACTGCTACAATAAGACCCAAGAACAATCCCTGAAGATATAAATTGAGTCTTTCGCTTGCAATTTCACGATATTTCTTCTTTTGGTCTTCATTTAATGTAGCATTAAAATCCTTGAAGACTTTGTTGTTTTTACCAACACTCATAGTGTAAAGCATACCTCCTAAGAGAGCAAATCCTATTAAACAAACTAATCCACACTGAAGCATTTTCTTTTATAAATTAATGCTAGATATTTTTTCCGTTTAAAAATTGATTTTATCTTATTCACTTATTAAATAATTAGAAATTAGAAATAAGAAAATGCCAAGAATAAAAAAACTCGAAATTGTAGAGAAGTTGTTTAAACCCGATGAAAATGGGATATCAGGGTGGATTACAGTAGAACAAATTATAGAAGCTGGGTTGCCATGGACGGGGAATGGTAATGGACGTCTTGGTATATTCTTCGGTGTAAAAAAATACATTTGGGAGAAACAAGGAAACAATAAAACTGAAGCATTAAGAACAACGGGATTAAGTGATGACTTTCTGTATGGAGCAGCAAGGCCTATTAATAAAGAAATAATTATACATTATAGAAAAATTAAGTGTGTAGTCTGTGGTAGTGGGTCTAATCTTGTTGTAGACCATAAAAATGACTTGTATAACGACCCTCGAGTTCTCTCTGCTGATACACAAACACTTGATGACTTCCAAAGTCTTTGTAATCACTGCAATTTACAGAAACGTCAAATAGCAAAGAAAACTAGAGAAACTGGCTTGCGTATTGGCGCAACACACATTCCACAAATGGCAGTTTGGGGAATAGATTTTATCAGTGGTGATGAAAGTTTTGACCCTAATGACATAAATGCTATGGTAGGAACATATTGGCACGACCCCGTAGCATTTATGAATGAAATAAGAAAAAGAATGTAATTAATTCATATATTTTTTTATTACTTCACTAGAAGTTTTCCTCTAGTAAATCTAGACTTCTCTCGTGTTGTTATTTTCATACCTTTAACCGTATTTTTAAGAAGTTCAATATCAATTGATGGAAGAACAGGACTACACTGCCAATAATATCTTTTAAAATATGGTTCTACAGGAATATCTCCATTAGGATAATAGTGGCGTATAGGTGAATCCATTTTTGTTTGATATTCACGTGCTCCCTTAGGAAGAAGATTTTTACTTGTCTCTGGAAGAATATACATCAGTTGAACAAGTGAATTATATGGTGTTCCTCGTTTAAATGAAATGCTACTCAGTTCAATATTAGTTTTCCTTAGATAGTTAACCATATCCCGCACAGTTGGAGCATAATTAAAATTATAACCCATATAAAAAGTTATATTGCCATTAAAGTAGTAATCAAATGTCCATTTCAATACTTCAAAATAATTACGCGATATGGCGTCTCGTTCGTGCTGGTCGTTCGGGTCAATACCAAAACAAGTAGAATAGTATCGTGTATGCCATCCCTTAGTGCCTGCTGCTATACTCTTTTCAACTTCTCGATGAATCATAGGCCAATTGTTTAGAAGTCCCTTCTCTTTTTCATATTCACTATCGAACTGAAACCTTCTAATATTAAATTTATCTCTTGATTTCTCTAAATTACGCAACACTCCTGGCTCGGCATCCGCCAAAAGGTCTAGAAAGTAGGTAATGAAAGCAGTATCCATTTTCCCTTTTGAAACTAAATGGCGGTCTAGACGATGTCGCGTTTTAATATAAGCGTCCAATACCTGTTCGTGTCCATTATTCCTTAGGTCTATACTTGGAGTATGGGGCATAAAATCGTTGCCGAAGAAGAAGCATGCTACAATATAGTCATCAATAAAATTACCTTTCACCCTTGATTCTTGTGTAATATTATTTGCGTTATCATGTGTCAAACGGAACATAGGGTCAAGTTTAATGTATTCCGTGTGGATATTCTCTGCTAGACGCTCCTTCAAAAGGTCGATATCAAGATAGAGGAAATGGTCTTGAGAACACTCTGAACCTCCACGTTTGAATTCTATTTCTTCTCGCAAAAGGAATACATCCCTTACTCCAGATACCATAGAAAGCATAATGAGGTCGGCGTCTAAGCCATAAATAATGTAATTTCCCTGTAATTCCTTAGCATTTGCTCTAATAAAATTAAGTATTTTGTGTTCTCCCTCTCCTGGGAGTTTACTACTACTGAGAATGGTTTTAATCCCTTCTAGTGATTTTGTTTCTGAGGAATTAATCCAATTTGTAAGTTCACCGGCTAGTTTTTCCATAAATTCTGTTCCTGGTGAAATAGCGTTAGTGTCCCAAGAGTCAATACTATCCGTTTCCATTCCACAACGCTCACGGATTTCACGCTCTCGCTTCTTCTCAATTGAACTTTTGAAACGACGTTCGCGCTGTTGAATCATTTTAGCAATAGGAACTACACCATCAATAGCGATATAAACCAAACTTGGCTCAGCAAGAGCAACCAATTTTTCAATATAAGCGATGATTTCGACTATCATTTTCTGCTCCATTATTTCGTGTTTATAGAATGTATAATCCATATTTGCCATTACTCGACGACAACATGGATGAATGGCGCAGTTTAAGTCAAGAAAGAGAAAGTTATTGGTGCTTTCCCGGGAAACATTCTTAACTACAATTTCAGGATAGTCGTTATAAAGTGTTTTAAAGTAGAGGGGGATACCCATATTCTAAATAATATCCTAGTGTTTCGCTATAAGTGAATAATAAAAAAAAGATTATACTTATCAATTTTTAATTACATTAATTTCATTATTTCATTATTTCATTAATTCATTTCATTAATTCAATTCATTTCCCTAAATATTATCAATATCTATATCATTACCCTTATTCTTTTTTGATGTATCATAGTCTCCATACTCGACTTCTTCCTCCTCTGATAGACTAGGACAGAAATCATCAGGCAACTGAAGATAAGGCTGGGTATTATCTACCTTCTTCTTTTTAACGGTTTTTCCTCGCTTAACTACTGTTTCTGTTTCTTCGTCTCCTGATTCATCGCTATTTTCATCCTGACTATCGATGTATGAAAACATAGTTTTATCCCCTGGGTCTCCATCGCCTTCATCAACCGTAGTCGTCAGACAAACATCGGGGATTTGACCCATTTTGAAT